ATCTTCTTTATTCATGACTTATATCCTCCACCAGCTTTTTTATATTTACTGGCTAATAGTTGAGCTTTACGTGCTGACCATTGACCTGCTTTACCGCCTTTAGTTCCAGCTTTAATTGATTCAAATAATCTTTTACGCATAGTAGGTTTAGTATAATTACCTGCTTTATTAACTGTTGATTTCTTTTTCTTTAAAACCATTTTTATTTCTCTACTGGTTTATTGCAAGTACATTTACAAGTTTCTGGATTACAGTTTTTACATTTACAGTTACAAGTTTTACAAGCCATTTTAATAGCCTCTCATTGCTTTACCCATGCCGCGTTTGCAGCCAGCTTTACGTATCTTACCACCAGATTTATATTTAATACGTCCACCTTTTTTATTTTTAGAATAATCTTCTTCTTGTGGAAGAGTTTCGTATGAACCTAAACCAAATGGTAAGTTGACTTTATCTCTACCTTTTTTAGAATCAATTTCAGGTAAGAAATCTAAACCAAATAAACGATCACGTTTTTTCTTAGCTGGTTTACGTTTTTTCATAGAGTTCGAATCATAATCATCATCAGCTTCTCCTGTGTATTTTTTTGTATAGTCAAATACTTTAGCTTTTCCTTTCGGGGAAACTGAAAGTTTTTTAGAAGCAGGTTTACGTTTTTTCATTGACTCAGTATCATAATTTTCAGTCGTATCTGCTGAGTATTGTTGAGCGTTTTTCATTTTTTTACTCTTTATTAAAGCAGCAGCGTTAGCTTTCATTTTTTGTGCTGCTGCTTTTTGTTCAGCAGTTATTCTTTTTGGAGGTATTGGCAATGAAACAGTAACTTTAGATTTAGGTTTAGGTTTAGCCGTTTCAAGTTTTTTTTCTGCGGTAGTTATTGCGTTCTTTACAGTTGTTGTTCCGCTTCCTCCTAAACTTTTTCTTAATTGATCTACTAGTTTTTCCATTAAAGTTCGTTCTTTAGGAACTTCAGGATTTAACCTTTTAAGACGTTTAAGACGTTCTTGTTCAATACGTTTAAGATCAACTTTCGTATTTGTATTTTTAAGTCCTGTTTCTGGACCTAATACAGGATTAGATGATTTAGTAGCCATCTTACATTCCTTTCTTTTTGTACGGTCCTTTTCCAAACCCACGCATAGCTTTACCGCAACCAATAGTGCCACCAGATGCACGTTTTACAGTTTTTTTAGTTCCTATCTTACCACCATAAGATCGTTTAACTCCCGGTACTCGTGCTACCATTCCAGTTTTAGGATCATCAATTCTTTTATTAATTAAAGAAATTTGCTCTTGTAAAGAATTTATATCTTCGTTATTTTCTTTCTTTAAATTTTGATTATATTGTATACCACTAATTCTTTCTTTAGGAGTTTTTGAAGTATTTAAACCTTTATTTGCTTGCTCAATTTCTTTATTTTGTTTTTGTAAAGCTTTAATTTTCTTTTCAAGTTCACTTATTTCTTTTTTATCTTTATTTACCGCTCTTTGTACTCCTGCACGTTTTCCACCTGCTTTTTGCATATCACTAAGTGCGCCGGGATCATTACCTTTTAACTCTTTACCTAATGATGATAGATCAGCTGGTTGAGTAATATCAGCTGCATCGTTACCAATACTTTTACTAAGTGCTTTATCAGCAGTAGAAGCTTTTTTATTTTTTACCACTTTTTTTGCAACTTTTTTAACGCCTTTTAAAAATTTACTAGCAGCCATTTTACTTACTCCGTTTATTGTTATGAATTGATCCACCACAGCTTCGCATCATTGCTTTGCCATATCCTTTTGTAGCCTTACCGCAACCTACCATACCACCAGACCTCTTTTGATTAGTACGACCAGATTCGTAAACTTTAATTAAATCTTCAGCTGATAAGTTATCCATTTCTTCAGGCTCAAGATTAATTTTACCTCTCATTGCATCACGAATTTGATCAGGTGTAGCTTTAGGGTCTTTAGGCGTAGAGAAATTTCTTGGTGTTTCAACTCCACCTGCTCTTTCCATTTGAGACAAACGACTCATAAACTCAGATTTTGGCTCACGACGTTCAGATTCTTTTTGAGCAGCTTTTAAAGCCTGACGAGTAGGTTTAACACCTGAACTCGCTCCTTTACCAATTACAGTTGTCATAGCTGCTTCAGGACGCTTACGCATTCCTTTACGAGTTTCTTCACGAATACTTTCTTTTGATTGTTCTTTAACTGGAGATTTACGCGCACGTTTAGTTCCCATTGGTGTTTTAACAGGTGATCCTTCAACTTTATTAACTTGTTTAATTTTTTCTACTTTAGCAGCTTTCATAAATGATTTAGCTTGTCTTGGACTAAAGTTTTTAAAAGTTAATTTTTCTCCGTGTTTTTTAAAGAATGCAGCACCTTCTTTAGTTGATACTTGCTTTCCTTTACCTTTAATTTTATCAGCATCTGCAGCGGCAGCTTGAACTTTAGCATCAGTAGTAGCTTTAGCCTTTTGAGATTTTTTTACTGATTTTTTAAGTCCTTTTACAGTACCTGTAAATAATTTACGACTTGCCATAATTTCTTTCTCCTTTAATTAGAATATGCAATTACTGTGTTGTCAGCACCTGCTGGTGATGCAGGAGCAGCCATATCGTCTCTACGAGTACGGCGAGCTTGATTTCGTAGTGTTTCAACAGCTTGCATGTATCTTTGCTCAAATAGCTGAACTGCTGAAAAGTTTTTAGTAAACACCATAGCTTCAACCATTGAAGCATTAAATACAGCATCATAACAAATCTCAGTAAAATAATTAGTGGGGTTTGCCGATGTTAGGGTTACAGGTCTAGCAACAGTCATTAAGATACCGTCTGATGTTGAAGCAGGTGTAGGTGCAAGACGTACACGAGTATCTGTAACTCGTGAGTAATATCTTGGTACTTCAGTTGAAGCACTTGTAGGCCATACTGCATTTAAAAACTCATCAGTCTTTAACAATAAATTAATTTTAGAACCGTTATTAATCAGATTAAAATTCTTTACGATGCGTGTACCAGTAGGAAGAGTGATTTCTGCATTACTAGCAGAAACTGCAATTGATGTTTGAACAACTAAACCATAATCATCTAAATCTCGCGTTAGTCTTTCTTCAGAACGATTGACCATGTTAGGAACATAAGCTAAAAACTCAGTTCCATCATTTTCACACGCACTGATAATATCATTTACAAGATAAGTATAATCGGTCATTTATATGTTATCCGTAGAATACTGTAAGAGTTGCTGCAGATGTAGGCGCTGTTACTGAAACAAGACCATCCATACGCACACCTAAATCAGTCCAATCTAAATAAGCTGATCCAGTTACATCAAACTTAACAATGTTTCCTGCAATTGTTCCTAATGCAGTTGTAGAAGTTCCATCTAAAACATAGATGCCTGAACCAGTAGCATGAATAGATCGAATACGAGTGTCAGCAACTGTAACACTTGTAGTAATGTCTACAAGTACTCCACTACCTACAAGAAAAGCTGAACGAATATTTGTTGTCACAATTACATCTCCTTTAAAGTCTATTATAATTATATAGCATCGTTAAATTTAATTATAGTAGTATAAAAGGATTTAAACAAACAAAGAAAAAAAGAAAGAGCCTCCGAAGAAGCTCTTTCAATTTAACTTTTTTAAAACGATTTAGAAATCGTCTAGATTGTAACTTCCAGTATCAGCTTGAACCAGAAGCACCGCGCCACTGACGCCAGTCACTCCAACCGAAAGCATAACGCTCACGAGACTTGAAGCGCATGTTACCCGTATCGAAATCAGGCTCCATTTTGGTTTGGAGAGGAACGCGAACGAACATCTTCGTACCATTAGGAACGTCAGTCTTTAGGAACCATGCGTTGGTATCCGTAAAGCGACGGTTAACATAGAACCCATCAGAAACAACAGACTGATTGCGAATTGCATTGATGTTGTTCTGTGCGTATGCAGATGAACCACCTGCAACCGTTGTACCCGGCGAGTTGAGTACCTGATCTGCAGTATAGATAAGATCAGATGGAATGTGAAGTGATTCAGTTGAAGCACCGATCAAAATACCACGATCATCCTTAATTTTAGTTACTGCAATCGTTGCGGTTTCAAGAGCAGCTTCTGAGAAATCAGTTGCTCCTACAGTGTTAGATTGATTTCCATCACCAATAGTTGGGTGAGAAGCTGAAATCAAAGGTTGACCGTCACCACCGTTATAGCTTGTAGAAAACGCATTGTTAAATACGTCTGCAGCTTTAACCTGTTTGGTGTTAGCCATAGCACGAGCTAGACCTTTAGCACGAACCTTCGAGAAGGTGTCATATAGGTTGTCTTCCATAGCTTCTTCAGTGATAGCAAACGCAAGAGCTACAGTTTCCATTGTGTAACGGGCTGTGTAACCTTCTTGTGCGTTGTCATACTGGACTGCTGAACCTTCTGATTTAGTAGGGGCAGAGCCGAAGCCGGTGAATAAAACTTCTTCCTCAAATGCACGATCTGAGTTTTCAATTTCATAGAGTGGAGCATGTTCGTCGTTTACTTCACCATAAGAAATACCGAAAATCTCATTAAGTCCGGGAAGGAGTTTTTTTGCAATACTACTGCGATTAATAGCCATTTATTTATCTCCCTTTCATTAACCTGCGGAAATTCCGACAGTTGGATAAGCGTTAACATGCTGTTTCCAGATGATTTCAACCCGTGGATTTGTATCTCCAAGAGCATTACCCGGTTCTTTAAATGCACCCAATACGGTTAGCATACCATCGTCACCACGAGTAGCGGCAGCAATACCATGACCGGATTGACCAGTATATGTAGAACCTGTACCAAGAGTTACGTTAAAGGTGGTGGAATAAACATCACCTACTGTAACTGCAGCATCAGCTTGAGCAATAAAAGTAGTGTTTTGGTCGTCATTTACAAATGCTACAATGTCAGAAGCAGATGTACTTGCGGGCCAATATTTTGCAAAAACAGGTGCACCATTTTGAGTATAAGTACACCCTGCAAAAACACCAAGAGGAATATCGTTACCAAGACCGACAGTTGTTACAACTTCGACCTTACCAACATTAATGGTTACAACGTCACCGTTAAAAATGTTTGCTGCATAACCAGAAGCGATAGAGTATTCACTAACACCTGAAGAATTGGTAGCAGAACCTTTTTGACGTGAAGGACGGAAACCATCAAGAGCTTTAGATAGAGCCATTTTAGTTCTCCTTAATTAAAATTACCATGACAAAATAATTGATCAACAACAGTGTTACCTTTACTTTTGAAAGTTAGGCGCACGTCCCTGAACAACCGATGATTTACTTGAGTTTGAAATTGGCATACGAGAATCGTTTTGATTTTCAAGTTGAGCGTTAACTGCATCCATCATTTCACGACTACGATCTTCATAATACCTTTTTCGAGCCTCTGCCTTACCAGCTGGCATTTTAGCAAGTGCTAAGTCTCCACGACAGACTGTACCTGCATAACGGCCTTCATTCTTCACGAGAGAATTGTGTGACATTTCGGGAACTTCTTCAGGTGTTACAAACACCCAACCATCTTGAAGTCGTTTTCCTACATTCTGAATGTCTTCTTTACCGCGTATTTCAATACGCAACCACCGAAGTATCATTCCTTCATCAGCAAAACGGTCTTTGATTATATCTGGAATTGCAAGATAGTCTGGTTCTTCAAAGGTATACTCTTCATAAGAACGCTGTTCAGTTTCACGGTTTGTCTCACTACGTGCTTGTTTTAATGTGTTACGTGTCATAATATTTTTAGCCTCCACGCTTAGATGTAATAATTGTGGTATACTCGCCTTCTGCTTTATCAGCAACTAGCTTTTGTTCTGCATACCGTTCAAGAGGAATACCCCAACGATTAGCCATTTCAATATCGTCTCGCGTTAGCTTAACTTTATTTGGCCTGTTTGTTTTAGGGTTAGCGACAGTGCGTGATGCTCCACTTACCACTTGAGAGGGTTGTTTCGGTTCCCTTACTTCCGCTTCTTGATCTGCTTCTTCTTCTACTACCTTTGCCTGTTTTTTAAATTTCTTAGGAAAAGATTGTTGAAGACGTTGATCAATTTCTTCATAAAACTCATCGTCAGTAGGATCAAATCCTTCACCTTTAAGCTGCTCATCAATTGCAATTGCAGCTGCGGTCATAATTTGATCTTGACCAAACCAGTCATTTTGTGTTGCCCATTCTACTGCTTTAGGATCATAGTTTGCAGGATTAGGAGTTGACTGTTGAGGAACTTGTTGCTGTTGATATTGTTGCTGAACAGGTTGTGGATTATTAGCTTCATAATCTGAATAAGCAGTCTTAGCTTTAGTTAGATTATCAAGCTGCAACTCTGCTCGATTTAATTGTCGTTGTGCAATAACAATTTCATCAGCTTCCCCACTTTCTAGAGCTTTACGATAAGCTCCTTCAGCGAGTTTAATTTGGTCATTAACTTGTACTTCGTTAGAGTCTAAATTCTTTTTATACGTACTAACAATTTCATTATCTTTTTGTTTAAGCTTGTTTTCGTATTCAGTAACTCGTGCTTCAAGTTCTCCAATACGATCTTCACGATCTTTTCGCTGCTTAATTAATTGTCTGATACGTTTTTGTGCACCTTTAGTTTCAACACCTTTTAATTCAGTTGCTTGTTCTTCTAAAGGTTCTTCAGTAGCTGTTTCTTCTTGTTCAGGCGCTGACTCTACTTTTTCATTAGTAGTATCTTCTTCACCTTCAACTTCATATTCAACAGCAACTTTTTCAGTTTTTTCTGGAGGTGTAATTTTACCCCAATCTTCTGAGTCTTCAACTTCGTAGTTAACAGCTTCTTCAGCCATTTATTTTCTCCTGTACGCCATTGCGAAATGGTCGGTTACGCTACTATCCTTTAAAATACAATGTATTCTAAAAGTATACAAATTTAAATATTATCC